TGGTTGAAGCAACGCTTCAAAATAACAATATACGAGTCAAGTTTGCCGATGAACGTGGCAACGCTCCCAGTGCAGTGGCACTTTCTATCCAGGAAGCGGAGTTAATTGACGAAAGAATTGCCATCACTGAAGACACATGGCGTCCATTTGAGAAGGCACGATACGCTATAGACAGGAAGATCATTGAAGCACAGACGAACACAAAGCTCGCTGAGGACTTTCAGGTAGACTTTGTTGAGCCGAAGTCAATAATGACAATCGATGATGAGATCAAATATTGGGATTGGAGAATCAGGAATAATCTCTCCAGTGTGGACGGACATTCAGCGCATGTGGATTGGTACACATATAATAATCCAGATGCAGACGCTGAGTCTATAGAGAGATTTAAAGAGTCTATACAGCAGGCTGAAGCTCCAGAAACTCCATTACTTGCGAGATTAAATGCCGGCAGATGAGTATATAGCATCTTTTGAGAGTTCGCAAGACGCTTTCATCTCTGAAATTGAGGAATTGGAAGACAAGGGGCTTTCCATTGAGGAGATCCTGGCGATATTAGCAGCAACGAACATGGCAGCATACATCGTTGAGGACCTTGGCATGTTTTCAGCAGTTTCATCCATTGATGCAGAGCTTTTGGCTATTTTAGATGACCTTCCATTCTTTGGAACAGTCACAGAGACTCAACTTACAGCATTCAGGAATATGGTCAGCAGTTCTGTGATGCAGTTCACAGAGTCGCTGGGTGGGGATATGAGAAATGTAATGATGCAGGGAATTACAAACGGACTACCAAAAGATGAGATCCGTGATATGATGAGAAGGTCTGTAAAAGGCAGACATGTAGAAAATATTATCAATGATGCACTTAGGACTTTTGAACAGTCTGTGATAGCAGAGATGGCTCGTGATCTTCCGGTTAATACTCTTTTTTCCTATGTTGGTCCTTTAGATGAGAAAACACGACCTCTCTGCCGTCACATTCTTGCAAGCTCACCATTAACTCGGCAGCAGATAGACTCACGCTTTCCTGGAGCATTCCTCGATCGCGGAGGATATAACTGCCGACATATGTGGCTTCCAAACGAACCAGTAGACAAAAAGCAGCGTGCATCAGCAAGAGAATCAGTCGCAGGAGCGACACGCCCAAAGACATTGAAGGAATACTATGCGAGTTCCTGATTTTAGGAAGATCGTGAAGTTCAAGAGGGGTTTTTGGGAGAAGTTGGGGAAAAAGACAATGACTCAACATAGAACTCATGTCCAGGTAGAAGGCAGGGGCAGTGAGGGTAAAACAATAGGTAAGAAACTCGCAAAATACACTCCAGCATATGCAAGAAGAAAACGAGCAGGCACTGCTGCTCCAAATCAGAGATCAAGAGTTGTAGATAAGGCGAATCTGACCTTAACAGGCAAGATGATGGATAGTTTCAAATTTATACGATCCTTTAACACAGGATTTATTTATGGTATTACTGATTCACAACAAGCAGAGAAACTCAGACAGAATCAAAAGAAAAGAATTATTTCATCCAGTGAAGATCCACTGCCTATCAATCTCCAGAAGAAGGTTGTAAAGGCTATGGCAAGTGAGATCGTGAACAATATTGAAAAGACATTGAACGTAGGCGTACAGAGGATAAACGTCTGATGTCGTCCACCAAAGTATTAGTGACAAACGAATATCCTGCTGCACAATACAATCCATTTTCAGATGAAACATGGCTTGGCAGGGCGAAAAGATTCGCCATTGTGATGCAGGAACACACTCAAACAAGAGGAAAAAATGACAGAAACAACAGTCGAACCAGACGTAAAACAGAGTCCCGCTGAGACAACCAGCGAAGAAAAGACATCTCAAGTTCCGTATGCACGATTCAAGGAGCTTGTAGACGAAAAAAACACATTCAAAACGCAGTTGGAAGACCTCCAGACCTCCATCAAAACGCAAACCGAAGAGCGGAAGCTCAAAGACTTGGAAGCGAAAGGAGAGTACGAGACGATACTGACTGACATGAAATCAAAGCTGGCAACAGCGGAGACTAAGGCGAATGCGTTTGACACATACCAGGAATCTCGGCGAGAGTCGTTACTATCGAAACTTCCTGAAGACGATCGTGCAATTTACGATGGGCTTTCACTTGAAAAATTGGAAGTTCATGTTGACAAATTTAATTCAAAACCTAATCCGGCTGCTGTGGATAATTCCAAGCCTAATCCATCAAATACTTTTGGTGGGTATGATAATATTGTCGAAATGGCGACAAGAAATCCAAAAGAAGCTGAAAAGTGGTTAGCTCATAATGTGGAAAACTATAAGATACGCTGATGTCGAAGGTAATTGTTAAAAAAGACAAACCTAAGATCAATGATGGCGGACATAAGCCATTTGGCGTTGATCTTGATCCAAATAAAGAGCTGTGCCATGTAACAAAGCCTGACAAGGATGCTGATGCTTACTACAAAGATGGTAAGATGAAATACAGTGATTATCTTGGTGAGTTAAAGTCCAGGTATGACAGAGCTGCTAAGGGAAAATCTCCTACAAATATGCAGTTTGCCGGAATTGGTAAAGGCACAATGAAAAAAGCCTATGAATAATCACCACCTTACTTGATGACGCAGAGTGTGAAAATTGTGCGTTCTGATAGGATGGTTTAAATAAAGGAAGGTTAAAATGGCACAATCAGCCGAAATAACTGATGTTGCTGTAGCTGCTGGTGGTAAAGGAACTGCTGTAGCTGCTGCAATCGTACAATTTCAAAAAGCAAATGTAATGGGGCAATGTATCACAATGCAGGCAGCACCGAAAGGTAATGCCGTTGTGAGATTCCCGGTATACACTAAATGGTCAAGCGGAACTATTGATCCTGCAATGTCTGCCAATGCGGAAGGTGCTGATGCAGCACTTACGGATGTAGAGACAACCTCAGTGGATGTCACACCAATTCGTTACGGATTATATGCACAGATCACAGATCTGTCCACATTCGTAAATGCGGATGCTGTAATGACACATTCAGGACAGTTGCTTGGTAATCAATTAGCCAGGGTGTTCGATGAGAAAGTGGCTGCTTTGTTTGATGGGTTTTCAAATACCTCAAACCTGACCACAGATTTGCTCCGTATGGATCAGATTTGGGGAGCAGTGGCTTCATTGGAGCAGAATGATGCACCAAAGCCGTATCACTGTATATTACACCCTCTCCAAATGTGGGGCGGATTTGGACTTTCAAAGGAACTCGGAGCAGGCACTGCTGCAATAGTAGCAGATGTATCTCATGGATCTTTGAATACTGCCAGTAATCCAATTTCAGATCAGTATTACAATAATGGTGCTGTGACGAAGTTAGGTCCAATCACGTTTTACACATCCAGTGCGGTCAATGCCACATCAGATCAGCATATAGGAGCAATGATGTCTTCTGATGCTATCGGATGCGGATATGTTGACCTTGGTGGTGGAAGTATGATTGAGATCAAAGCTGGGCGTGATGAGCCAGCTGCTTTAACTGAAGTTGTTGGAAACGCTTATTTTGCTGTCAGCGAATTAGTTGACGTATACGGCGTTGAGATCAAGACGGAAACATCTTAATAGTTAGGTAAACACAAAGTTGGGGAGGTATGTATTTACCTCCCCGACAGAAATGGAGATACAATGGAAGAGTTTAAAAAAGTCGTAGTCAAAAAAATCATTACTGGGTATGAGATCACCAAGCCTAATGGTAAGGTAATATCTCGTGACGCATCTGAGTGGGACGATGGTGCAAAAGCTCGGTATGAATCAAAAGGTTGTAAAGTAAAAGAAATTAAAAAATAATTGTGATGTAACAGCTCATTCACAGTTTAACCATTAGCTTTAGAGAGGAAGAAAATCAATGGCAAGTTCAAGACAATTAGCAGTAATAGATGCTCAAAATGTAGCATTAGGACAAGCAGGGGCAATTTTAGTAACAGGAACAACAGCAGTCACATGTGCTGTTGGAACTGGCGTGTTTGTTGCAATTCAATTCATAGAAGATTCAGTATTTGATTCTGGTGCTGGCGGTCTTATAGCAGAGACAGAACAGTTATTCCCAGATGATACTGGCACTGGTACTCTGATCGATGCAGATGGTGGTGCAGCGATAGACGGCATTACATTCCCAAAAGGATCAATACTTTACGGCAGATACGATGGATTTAAGTTAGCTTCAGGTAAAGTTGTAGCATACGTAGGCTAATATGCTAGGACTTTCCAACAATTTAGCATCGGGTGGCTTTGTAGACACTTTTGCGAATTTGAAATCACTTAGTTTTGATGGCTCAGATGAGTATTTGGATATGGGTGACATAGATGACACACAGTATAAATCATATTCAGCATGGTTTGATTCGGGTGCTATAGTTGGTGGAGA